TAGCGCCAGGGATTTTTAACCCCATTTCCGTTTCCGCGCCTATGCCTAAGCCTGAAAACCCGCGCAACTACTCCGCCTTGCCCGTTTCGGACGTGGCTGAGTTGCTTGGAGTCACCGACCGTCAAGTCCGCAATTGGATCAAAGACAAGGGCTTACAGTCCAAGTCCGATCCGCGCGGCCTGATGCTTGACTGGCCCACCACGCTCAAGTGGTACGTGGCCTATCAGGCGGACAAAAACCTCGGAAATGGCGGAAATCGCCGCCCGATTCCCGGCTCAGATGGTTCCGAAGTGCCTGCCGAGACGCTGGAAGAGGCGATTTTGCGGAAAACCATGGCCGAAGCGGACCTGAAAGAGCTTCAACTTGCCCGCGAACAGGGGCAGATTGTGGCCATTACCGATCTGGAGCGCGTTCTTGCCAACTCGAACCGCTCCATTCAAACCCAGGTTCTCGCCCTGCCCGCCGGCCTCGCTCCCCAGCTCATCGGCATGGATGATCGTCAGAAGATTTTCAACCTGATCGACCGGAGTTGCCGTTCGCTGCTCAGCAACCTAGCCAACATCGATGCCATCCGCCAGGCCCGCGCCCAGGAGCCGGAATCGGAAGAGGAATGATCCGGCCCCGCCAGCCCTACCAAACCTCACCCGAGGGCATGGCCGCGACGGGCCGCGCTTTCAATAAGGCGCACAAGATGTTTTTGCCGCCCGCGCCGCTCACCCTTTCCCAATGGGCAGATGAGTACGCCCACATTCCCAAGGAAAACTCCGCCGCTCCCGGAAAGTTCCACACCTCCACGCTGGAGTATCAGCGCGGCATCATGGATGCCATCACCGACCAGGACACCGAGACGGTTGTCCTCATGCTGGCCGCGCAGTCCGGAAAAACGCAGTGCGCCAACCTCAACCCCATCGGCTATTACAGCCATTGGGAGCCGTCGCCGATCCTGTGTGTACAGCCCACCCTGGCCGAGGCGGAAAAGTTTTCCAAGAACCGCATCGCCAAGATGATCCGCGATACGCCCGTGCTCCGCGAACTGTTTCCCTCGCCGCGTTCGCGGGACTCCGGCAACACGCTGCTCAACAAAGAATTCCCCGGCGGCGTTCTTGTCATCGTCGGCGCAAACTCTCCGCTCGGACTGCGCGGCCTACCCGCGCGCGTCATCCTCATGGATGAGGTGGACGGCTACGAGGAATCCGCCGGCACCGAAGGCGACCCGGTTGACCTTGCGAAAAAGCGTTCTACCAAGTTTTGGAATCGCAAGATCGTCCTCACCTCGACGCCGCACATCAAGAATCTTTCCCGCATCGAGCGGGCCTTTGACTCCAGCGACAAACGGTATTACTACGTGCCGTGCCCGCACTGCGGTGAGATGCAAAAGCTGGAGTGGCCGCGCCTCAAATGGAAAACCGAAGACATCGCCGTGAACTCCCGGCCGCGCGTCGTGGATTGGTATTACGTCTGTGTCAACGGTTGTGAAATCCGCGAACGGTCTAAGCATGAGATGATCCGCAGCGGATCGTGGCGTGCCACCGCCGTGAGTCACGACGGCAAGACGGCCGGCTTCCACCTTAATGCGCTCTACGGTGTGGTCGATTGGTTGAACCTCATTCAGGAGTGGCTCGAAGCGCAGACATCCCTTGAGCGGATGAAAGTCTTTGTGAACACGAACCTCGCGGAGACGTGGGAGATTCGTGGCACCGGGGCCAACATGTCAGAACTGGAAAAGCGCCATCGCTTCGCACGCGAGCCGCTTCCGTCTGGCGTTTTGTGGCTCACCGCCGGCGTGGATACCCAGGACAACCGCCTCGAATGCACGGTGTGGGGATGGGGTCTGGACGATGAACGTTGGTCCATCGAACACAAAGTATTTCCGGGTGACACATCATTGCCCGAGACCGATCCGGCCAGCCCGTGGGCCGCGCTCCGTGAGTACCTGCTGGAAGATTGGGAACACGCGCTGGGCGTAACGATGCGCATCGCTACCGCGCTCATTGACTCCGCCGGCCACGCCACGGAACGGGTGTACGCATTCACGCGTAAAAACGAGTTGCGCCGCTGGCACGCCATTGTGGGCCGCGCCGGCATCGGCAAACCCTTGATTAGCTCTGGAAACCGCGTCGGTCCGTACAAAACGCTGGTCTACACCGTAGGCACTGACACCGCCAAGGAAGATGTATTTACATCGTTGCGGGTTCACAATCCGGGTTCGCAATATACCCATTTCAGTGAGGCGCTCGATGGTGAGTATTTCCGTCAACTCACTGCGGAAAAGTTTGTCATCACCAAAAAAGACTTTCAGACCGTTGGCAATTGGGTGAAGACAGGCGAACGCAACGAGGCGCTCGATTGCGCCGTCTACGCGCGCGCCGCCGTCAGTGTGCGCCGGCCCAACTTCCGCAAGATCGCCCGTAGTCTCTTCCGCACGGCGGAAAAGCTCCGCCTTGAGCGCGAGGCCGCTGGTATGCCAACGCCCGCGCCCGCCGAGGAGTACATCGGCTCCGTTCAGGAATCAGCCGCAAGCGAAACGCCGTCCGATTGGGCACAGAAGACAGCCGATACGGCCGTGAAACTGGCAGATGTGCTCACCCAGGCAGCCAAGCCCACCCCCGTACGCCGCCGGCCGTCCGCTGCATCCCGGCTCCGCAACTTTGGCCGGACCCTCTAAAAGGAAATCACTCGGTATCGTGCTCGCCGTCACAATATCGAGCTATGATTGCATCGTACGATACAAATAGAAAGTGAGGGCAGGACATGAACAACGCAAGACGCAAGGCGCTCACCACGATCAACGAACGCATCGCAGAATTCAGGGACGTCTTAGAGGAACTGAAAGACGTGGAGCAAGAGTATTACGACAACATGCCCGAGAGCTTTCAGGCCGGAGAAAAGGGACAAAAGTCGGAGGCGGCCGTTGACGCTATCGACAGCGCAATCCAGAGCATTGAAGAGGCCGCCGGTTATCTCGATGAAGCGGTGGCGGCATGAAAGACAAGATCACAGAACAGCAATACCTCGATTTTCAAGCCGCGTTCGATTTCTTCAACGCTCAACTCTTTGCGGATTCGCTGCCTCAAGTGCTTGTCACACTCCAGCGCCACGCCAAGGCACGCGGGTACTTCGCCCCGGAACGCTTTCATGGTCGCGGAAACAAAGTCACCATCCATGAAATTGCCCTCAACCCCGATTGCTTCTGTGATGAGACAGACGAGCGCATTCTCTCTACCCTGGCGCATGAGATGGCTCACCTTTGGCAGCAAGCCCACGGCCGCGCGCCGCGCCGCTGCTATCACGACCGTGAGTGGGCGGGGAAGATGAAAGCCATTGGCTTGCAGCCTACCACGACGGGCGGTCCCGATGGCAAAGAGACAGGCCAGCACGTCACCCACTTTGTGGTGAAGGATGGTCCCTACGCCCGCGCCTATGCCAAGCTCAAGGCCAAGGGCCTCAAACTCCGCTGGGAGTCGCCTGCGCCGATGGCTGCCGAGGCCAAGGCAAAGAACGAAAGCAAGACAAAATTCACCTGCCCATCATGCGAACAGAACGCCTGGGCCAAGCCGGATGCCGTGCTGATCTGCGGCAACTGCTTTGAAGATGATCCCAGCGACCCGCAAACCATGCTTGCCAACGCTTAAAAGCTCTAAATTCGCGCTAAATCGCCAAGGTTGCCCATAGTCAAGTTATGGGCAACCTACTCAATCCAGCTACGCCGATCAACCAATTCCATGATTCCGATATTCCGCTGGAGCCCACCGACCTCCGCGCCGGAGACTCATGGAATTGGGAGCGCGTGTTCCCCGATTACCCCAGCGGACTCTATCAGCTCAAGTACATTCTCAACAGCGCCAGCAATCGCTTTGTGATCGATGGAACGCTGGCCACCAACCCGCCCATCACCGCCGATAGCGACGGCCAATCCTTCGACATTCAGACTCCCGCAACGCTCACGGCTACCTGCCCATCTGACACCTATCAGATGGTGGCTATCCTGCTGGGCATTACGGGCACTACGGCCGCCGGTGAGCAAGTCACCTTGCCATTGCAAGACGTGTGCGTGTCGCCGAACCTGGCATCCGCCACCGGCCCCGTGGATACGCGCAGTGATGTTAAGAAAAACCTCGATGCTATCAATGCGTGTCTCTTGGGCAACACCGACCCCAGCGTGTCTGAGTACATGATTAACGGCCGCCAGCTCCGCCGTTTTCCCCGCGCCGACCTCATCAAAGAGCGTTCATTCTGGCGCGCTCAATACAAAGCCGAACTCCGCGCGAAAGGTGAGTACGCCCCGCGCCGCGTGATTGGTTTCCGCTTCACAACGAGTCTGTAAGGGAGCCGCATGGCACACGTTGAACCTATCAATCGCAGCATCATCTCGAGGTTTCGCGGCGCTCTCGATGTGTTCATGGGCAAGCGTTCGCTCACCTCCGATTCCACCCTGGCTCAACTCGGCGGGTCCAATGGATACTCCGGCTTTCAGGCCGCAAAGCAGAGCCGGATGAGTGTCGATTGGCCCTCCGCCTCGCGCTCTGCCGATCAGGATTTGCAAGTCGATCTGCGCAAGCTCCGCGCCCGCGCCCGCGATCAGGCCATCAACTCTCCCATTGCTTCTCGATTCCTGGGCATGGTGCGCGCCAACGTTGCCGGCCGCCATGGCGTCAAGCTGGCGTTCAAGGTTGCCCAGGTGCGCAAGAGCAAACAGAGCAACGGACTCGACGAAAAGGCCAATGAGGAGTTGCGCCGCGCGTGGCGTGAATGGGGCAAGAAAGGTTCCTGCACCGTTTGTGGCCGCTACTCATGGCGCGAGGTGCAACGGCTCATCACAGAGAACACAGGGCGCGACGGAGAGCAACTTATCCGCAAAGTCTACGTGCCCAAAACCGTCAACCCGTTCGG